GATAATTCCTTTACTCTCAGCGTTGTTTGCACTCTCTACCGCGGGTGGAATTGTTTATCTCCTTGCTAAGAACGACATTATTGATGTGGATGGACAATCCCAAGGAATGGGACAAGTCAAAGTTTATTGAAGAGACCGCAGACTTTCTCTACGATGTGTACGGCATTGGTTCAGACCAAGACAAACACACATTAAGTATTCTTGCTGACCACATTGAAACCTATATTAGATGCTCCGAAGGATTAAAAATTACAGGAGTAATAACAAACTTCAACAACGGACAGACAGTCGGTCCAAGCCCTTACTTATCTGTACGCAACAAAACGACTACGCTAATCATCCAACTGATGAATGAGTTAGGGCTTACCCCTAGAAGCCGTTTAGCATCAGGCAAGATAGAGGATGATTCAGCAGTAGCACAATTTCTTAAATGTCCATTCGCTATATGATTTGGGAAGACGGCTTAGTCTATGCACAGAACGTAGCTAAAGGTGAAATCAATGTTTGCCGTGATGTACGTTTGGCTTGCCAACGCTTCTTAGACCAAGTTGATAACAAAGCATGGGAATGGCAATTTGATAGCAGAGCACCACAGCACGTCTTAAACTTTGCCGCTTCGTTACGTCATACCAAAGGACCACAAGCTGGCGAGAGCATTGTATTAGAACCTTTCCAAATCTTTCTTATCTGTGCTGTATATGGATTTAGAGGCAAGAAGGATGTGTCTAAGCGAATGGTCACAGACGTAATACTATTCATTCCCCGTAAGGCTGGCAAGTCAACATTGACTGCCGTGATTGCTTTATACGAATTGCTTTGTGGAGAATCGGGTGCAGAAGTCTTTACTCTGGCGACCAATAGAGAACAGGCGACTATTGTATTTGATGCCGCCAAAGGCTTTATTGAAAACATGAGTACGGATTTAGCTACGCTATTCAATGTCAGCAAGTATGAGATTAAGAAGTCGGGTGATACCCAATCTATGTTTAAAGCATTAAGTCGTGATACAAAGAAAACGGGTGACGGAAAGAACCCATCATGCGTAATCATTGACGAAGCGGCACAGATTACAGACCGTAACTCAATCGAGGTTTTGCACTCAGGTATGGTTGCCCGCCAAAACCCGTTAAGGATATATATTACGACTGCTTCCTTTACAAAAGAAACCAAGTTCTATGAAGATATGTCTATGTACCAATCCATGCTTCATGGAGAAGCGATGGACAATCCGAGGTGGTTTGGATTGCTATACGGACTTGACCCCGCAGATGATTGGAGAGACCCAATCATTTGGGCTAAAGCAAATCCCATGCACGGAATCTCTGTATTTGAAACCGCCATTCAAGAACGAGCAATACAAGCTCAGCACAAGCCAGCCGCACTCAATGAATTCTTATGTAAGACGTTAAATATCTTTGTAAGTGCCAATAGTGCTTGGATAGATAGGGAGTATTGGGACAAGTCGATTATTGAACAGACGGAACGAGGCGAGCCTGAGGCAGTATTCATTGGCTTTGACTTAGCCGCTACCCGAGATTTGAATGCCGTATGTACGTTGAAGCGATACGGAGAAATGGACTACGAGGCAGAGTTTCAATTCTTCTTACCCGAAGTGGGGTTTGATTTAATACCTAAACACTATGCAGACATATTCCGTGTAGCAGTACAGTCAGGAGTATTAAAACTTACTGAAGGCAATGTGATGGACGATAGAGAAATCTCCGATTACATCAAAGCCCAATGCGAAAAGTATAATTGTAAGGAGGTAGGCTATGACGCTTACAATGCGGCTAGTCTTGTTGCTCGGTTGCATGATTATGGGATTCCTGTAAAAAAGGTCGGGCAAAGTATGGCTGTTCTATCTAACCCATCTAAATATATTGAGAAGCTAATACTCAACTATCAAGTCAAACATAATGGTAATCCATTTGTTGGCTGGCAGTTAGGAAACTGTGAAGTGTATGAGGATGTTAATGGAAACATTAAAATTAGAAAGAACGAAGCTGACAAATCAGCAAAGGTTGATGGTATTATCGCTTTAATTATTGCCGCACATTGTAGCTTAGACAATCCGTTTGCCAATTCTTCTTTTGGGTTCAGGTCTTTCTAAGTTACATTCATAAAGAAAGTAGAGTGAATCATGGGATTATTAGACCTATTCAATAAGAATAAATACGATAACGATAAAGATTCAACGAGAAAGATTGATGAATCTAATACTCTATTTGGACAAACACAGCTTGGTAATAATGTTATTTACCAAGGGCAAGGTGGTCGCCAAACTGTCTCCACGCAACTTCTTTACGTCACTACATCATCTTCCAATCAAGCTGGTCGGAATGTGGATATGTCTTTGCTATCTCGTAACTCAACCATCATGGGATGCGTAGGAGTTAAGGCAAGAGCATTATCTCAATGCAATATTGAAGTGATGTATAAGGCAGATGATGGTACTTTTATTAATGCTATTAAAGGTGACAAGGTAGGTAGTCGTGATAAAGCCAAAGCAAAACAAATATGGAACTTATTAAACCAACCCAATAACTTCCAAAGCAAATATGAGTTTTGGTATCAATGGTCGATGTGGCTTGACTTAGCGGGTGAGACTTTTACTTTGCTATGGAGAAAGAATCAAGAAGAGCCAATGCAATCCCCATTGGAAATGTATAACCTAGATTCGACTTTAATTACCGCACAAATCAATCCAGCCCGTTATCCATCATACCGATTAGCTACTCCTTCGTATGGGTTCAATAAAGACGAAGACTTAGCTTCTCACCAAGTAATGCACATCATGGAAGCCTCTTGGCAAGGTGCTGGTGGTTTCAATAAAGGCATCTTAGCGGCTGAATTAGTCTCTCTAGACCAAGACATTGATATATACGCTAACTTCATTATGACTAATGGAGCAAAGCCTAGCGGGATGTTTATTACTGAACAAGTGATTCCCGATGCTAAATACAAAGAAATTGCCTCTCGCCTAAAAGAAGCATGGTCTAACCTAGTTGGGTCACGTCAGCAAGATTTATCAAAGCCTGGTCAATCAATACTATTAGACCAAGGCATGAAGTATGAGCCAGTCAATATGCTCACGCTACAAGATGCGGATTGCCGTGAATTAAAGAACCAAACCATGAAGCGTATCTGCGGGTTGTTTGGTGTACCGCCAGCCATGTTAGGTATTGCTGACCAAAAATATAATAATACTCAAACCATGTTGGATGAGTTTTACAAAACCACAATGTATCCAAACATCATTAACCTCGAACAGAAGTTAAATTTCTCTTTACTCAAAGGTTATCCTAGCCTTAGTATTAGATTTGATACGAAGGATTTTCTTAAAGGTGCTCCTTTAGACCAAATGAATTTAGTAGTAGCGGGAGTTAATGCTGGCATTATGACCCCTAACGAAGCACGGGAGTATTTGAATATCCCGCAGATAGAAGGTGCAGATGAACTCATATCGAAACAACAATCTCCACAAGACGGCATTGCTGGAAGCTCTCCGCAAGACACAGGCGGTGGTGGTGGCAGTCAAACTCGCAAAATGAATATTGGGAAATAAGTGAATATTCTTAATAAGGTTTTGACTGTTTTACATTTACAAATAAAAGATAGAAGTGTTACACTCCCAAAAAAGGTAGTGGAATCCCCAAAAATACAAGATAATAATCAGGCTATTAAACTTGGGGCAATAAATGAAGACAATTCCAAATCTGTTTTACGAAGCAAAAGTCCAGCTAGGAAGCGACATGGACGAGGCACAAACACCTAGCGGCAAGATAGAAGCGAGAGCAACTACTTGGGGTGCAAGAGAAGGTGCTGACGGAAGACGATTTAACTACCAGCCTGAGGGCTTTGCTCAATGGGCTGATGAGTTTGCCGAAGCTGGCAAGCCAATGCCAATGTTCTTAAACCATAATGATATGGGCATCCCTGTAGGACAATGGGACGAGATTTCTTTTGACGATGAAGGTATGACTGCATCAGGCAAACTGTTTATGGAAACTTCTGCTGGTGCTGATGTGTACCATATTCTTAAAGAATCGCCAATGCTATTCGGTGGTGTAAGTGTTGGAGCTTACGCAGATGAAGCGTGTATGGTTGATGGAGAAGGTAATCCTTTAATCTCAGGCGATAACGAAGAAGAAGGTTATTTCCAAATTACTAAGGGCGGTCTGCGTGAAATCAGCGTAGTCATGTACCCTAATAATCCACAAGCAGAAGTAATAAAATTAGAGTGCTTCGATGCCGAAGGGCATTTGAATCCTCGAGTAGTTGAGGAAGCCTTGCGTGATGCTGGTCTTTCCAAGAAGGGTGCGACCACCGCATCTTCCGTCTTTAAAAAGATTCTTGAGTTGCGTGATGCAGACAAGGAAATTGTTAAAGAAACCCCACTACCAAGTGATTTGGAAGCGGTGGTAAATGAAGCTGATGCTATTCTAAAAGCCTTACAGGAAAGAGAATTGCTGAAAGCATTATCTAAACGCATTAAATAAAGGAATTATCATGTCAGAAAAAATCATTGAAAAGCTAGACGAAATCGAAGCACAGACAGTTGCTAAGATTGAAGAAAGCAAAATTGAAGCTGGAAAAAAAGTAGAAGAAGCAGTTATTGCTTTTGATGAAAAGTTTGCCGCATTAGAAGCTAAAGTTGCTTCTATCCATGCTCCATCTTTAATCAAGACTTACAAAACTATTTCTTCCGAAGTTAATCGTTCCGTTAGAGAACAATTAAAATCTTTTGTTGCTGGCGAAGCCCGTGTGCAAAAAGAAATCAAAATGTTTGAAGATGCTGGTCAATATGATGCTTACTACAAAGAAGCCTCTGCATTGACAGGTGGCGGTGCTGGTGTCGGTGGTCGTACTGCCTATGACCCTGTATTCGTTCCTTTGCGTTTGCTAAACCCAATGCGTGGTGTTGCTCGTCAAGTCGCTACTGATGGTTCTACTTATCAGTTCCGTGCTAAGGTTGGTAACGCTGGTGCGGCATGGGGCTATGCAATTCAAAACAATGGCTCTACTACTACAGAAGATACAAACATTTGGCAGTTAACTTTGCAAGATGTGAATGTCCAGTTCCCTATCCGTACTGCGGCTTTGGATGACATTGACGGCTTAGAATCTAATGTTGTATCAGATATGCTTGCTGAATTTAGCCAAGCAGAAGCATTGTCCATGATTCAAAATAATGACCAAGGTGCTACCTCATTGCCTTATGGTGGTTCTAATGGATTGCGTGGTCTTGACCAATATGCAGGTGCTAACGCTACTTACGCTGGTGGCACAATCTCTGCGGCTTCATTTGGTACAAGCGGTACAGGTTCTTCTGCTGGCTTGCACAGCATTGCAACTTATGACCAATTAACCACCAATGCTAATACTGTTGGTGCGGCTAATATTACTTACAAAGACGTAGTGAATTTCATCTACTCCTTGCCACAGCAATATTGGACAACTACAGCTAAGTTCATTGTCAACCCAGTATTGCTCCAGCAGATTCGTGGTTTGGTAGACTCACAAGGTCGTCCAATCTATGTTGATGGTTTGAGCCGTGCAGATGGTATTGTTGGCACTTTGTTGGGCTTTGACGTTGTAGTGAATAAGTATCTTGATACTCCTTCACAAACAACTACAGGCTCTGCTGGTACATCAAGCCTCTACCCAATGTATTTTGGTGATTGGGAAAAAGCGTTTACCATCGTTGACCGCTTAAACATGGTTCTCCGTAGATACGACCAAACATTGCCAGGCTATATCACTTTCTTCGGTGAGAAGCGTTTGGCAACTTCAATCGTTGACCCAAATGCTTTAATCCGTTTCCGTTCTACTGGTACTGCAACCTAATGAAATGGGGGGAGAAATCCCCCCTTTCTTAATCTTTATTTGGAATCAAAATGACAACCAATCTTATTCTCGAAGCTGTTAAGGAAGCCATTACTAATGGCAAAGCAACTGTAAATTTAAAAGAAGCATCTGCCCTTACTGGTTCAGGTACGGGAGTTGGTGGTCGTGTTATTTATGACGATGCCTTTGCTTCGCTTCGTTTAGCGAACCCGCTACGTAAAGTGGCAAGACAAATTCCTACTATCGGCTCAGAAGAAGCCTTTGTGGCTAAAGTAGGTAATGCTACTGACCCAACAAACCCTTGGGGATATGGAGTTAAAGACAATACTGGAAGTCCCAACACCGCTACTGTGTTTTGGGAATTGCCATTACAAGTTATCAATGCTTCTCTGCCTATCCGCACAGCAGTATTAGAAGATGTAAATTATTTAGAAGAGTCCATCGTTGCAGATTTAGCTTTAGAGTTCAGTCAAATTGAAGCCCAATCTATGATGTTTAATGATGACCAATCAGGTTCTTCTACAACAACGTATGGCGGTACAGATGGCTTGCGTGGATTAAATAGCTATGCTGGCTCTACTTCTGCCGCTTCTTTTGGTTCTAGCGGAAGTGCTATGACCGATGGATTGCATACTGTATTACAAGTAGCACAAGCATCTGCTACTGCAATCTCTTATGACGACTTAGCCAACCTACAAGCTAAGTTGCCAGCCCAATATCTTTATCAACCAACTACTGCTTGGATGATGCACCCAACTACCATTGGGGCTTTGCGTAAATTAAAAAATACTGCATATCTACCTGTCTTCCTTGAAGTTGGTGATGATGATGGTGGTGCGTTGCTTTATGTATTTGGACATCCTGTTATTCCTAATGCGTACATGGAGACTGCGGCTTCGGGTCACTATCCCGTGTACCTTGCTGAATGGGATAAGTTCTTTTCTATTGCAGACCGTGAAGATATGACTATTCAACGTCTTGACCAAACAGCACCTGGCTTTATTACGCTGTATGCTGAGAAGCGTGTATGCTCTACTATCCGTGATGTATTTGCTGGTGTCCGTCTATACGGAGCTTAATCATGTCTAACAATGGTCTTATGACTAACCCAAACTACGGGACTAATCGTAATCCTTTTAACTATGAAAAAGTTGAGCAAATCAGCCGTGACATAGTTACGGAATGGCTTACGCTTGATGAGATTACGCAACAACTTAATCTGTTCCAAGATGAAAGTCAAGACACTTATCTGTCTAGTTTAGAAGTCGCTGTCCGTATGGCTATTGAAGATTTTATTGGACTGACTATTTTCCCAGTTCAATACCGATGCTATTACGGAGCTACGGATACTTTTGGTTCTCCAGCTTTCTTGGATTTGCCCGAGGTTAGCGAGGCTGGAATCACTATTAACGAAGTTGCTTATTACACTACTGGCTCAGATGGCTTTAGTGCGGTTAAGAATGTGCTTGCTTCTACACAATATTTCTATGACCAAACAGGTAATAAAGTCATCATTCAGACATTGCCTGATTCAATCAATACCAGTATGAGCAATCCTATACAAGTAACGTATTCGACCAAGGCTAGCTTTATTGCACAATACCCAGTAGTGAAACAAGCTGGTCTATTGTTGTTTACGCATCTTTACAACAATAGGTCTAATACTTCTGATTCTATATTAAGAGAAATCCCTTTTGGCGTTGCTCAATTACTACGACCTTATAAACCTTTGGTGATGTAATGGGCATAGCTCGTTTTGAAAACATCGAAGTTAACAACGTAACCAATGGGGTAGATTCTTTTGGGCAACAAACTACGTCTACCGCTTTGTGGTTCATAACGAGAGCCGTTGTTCATTCAGTACGGAACTCTTTAAACATCAATCCGACTGATAGGGTTTATACCGACTTAGTAAATTTCAAATTGAACTACACGCCTAATACTAAGGAAATGGTAGACAATCAAAACCTATATAGCATCCTTTGGCGAACAAAGGCTTGGCGGATTGATTCTGCTGTAGAAGCGGATGACCGCATGACAGTCACTTTCTATTGCTATCGTAATGACCCTGTGGTGCCAGTATGAGCCAGAACAGCCCTTCGGTATATGCACAAGCTATTCAATATCAATTAGATTCGATTGTTACAATACCCGTCTACGCTAACTTCAATCGTAATTTTGCGACTGAGCCTAGTTTTTTGACTTGGCAATTACGTCACATACACCAACCCGTCTATACGGGTACAGTCCAAAGCGTAAAAGGCATTGATAGACCTATCTTTCAAATGTCCGTCTTTAGTCAAGATATGCAAACTGCTTTTAATATTTCAAATACTATCCTACAATCTCTTCATGGCTATAGCGGACAGTTTGGAGGCGGTAGCGGCTTTTGGGTTTCAAAGGCAGACGTAGATTGGCTTTACAACACATACGATAATGCGGTAGGATTGCACCAGATTATTATGGATTGCACTCTAGATATTCCAACATAAGATAAAATTATTTAACTTTTAAAAAGGACTTATCATGGCTCTCCCAAATAAAGTATTACCCGGCTTTAGTGCGGCACTCTATATGCAACCAAGCGCATCTCCTACTCCGTTGGCAACTTCGGCTTTGTCTACTGTTGCTACTGTTGCCGCTATTGCTGTATCAGGCAATTTAGTTCCAGTTGAAGCTGTCCCTACTTTTGGTCAAGACGATGCTGTTGCATCTTTCATGGTCGCTGGTAGCCGTCAGTCAGACAAGATTCCTACTCAGTCAGCACCAACATCAATGACTATTACAGCCGCTTGGAATCCTAGCGATGCAAACTTGCTATTGATTCGTGGCGATGCTTATAGTGGAGTTATTGACCGCACTTATGTTATCTCAGCTACCGATGGAGCAAACATTGTTTACTACGCTTTCAATGGTCGAGTAAGTCAATTCCATGTGGATGCCCAGCCAGGTGCAGAAGCTAAGTGCGTTTTCACTATTCATCCCCGTGGCAATCAGTATGGTTGGTCTAACAACGCATAAGGATTTATATGAAAGTTCAATTTGCTAATGGCAAGGTGTATGAGGTCGCAGACATTGACGAGGCTATTGCAAAATGCCTCGCTGACGGAAACGACCCATTCAACCCAGTAGTATTACAAGATGAACCACAAAAGAAAACAATAAAAAATGCAGATTCAATCGAATAATGATTTATTGAGTTTCTTGATTAGCCAATCCAATTCGGGAGTGAAGAATTGGTTTGGCTTTCATCAACAACGTATTGCTGGCATCCATACTGCTTATGAGATTGCCAAGATTCATGCAGATAAAATTTCACCCGAAGAAGTCGTTGAATATGTAATGGCACTTAATAATGCTATCTACAATAAGATGATTAAGAATGGTGAAAGTCATGGCATATAACGTCAAGTTTGGCATTACTGGCGGTAGAGAATTAGTCGCATTACTAAACCAAATGCAAGTCGATTTTGGAGCTAAAGATGCACAAGGCATCCTGACTGCGGCAGTCCGATTGTCTATGGCTCCCGTTCTCGCTACATCAAGAACACTTGCTCCAGTAGATACGGGACAGCTAAGAGCTTCTTTGCACATAGAAGCAAGACGACCAAGAAGGCGAGACCTTAATAGCAAGTACGTTAAATCAACAGATGCGGTTATTGCTATCGTAACGACTGCTAGTATTAAGCGTTTAGAAAGAGGCTTCAAAGTCTATGACGTTGAAGGCTCATACAAAGCTAAAAAAGATAAGACCAAAAAGATAGTCGGCAAATCTGATGCACGGGCAGTAGCGATGGAATATGGTACTGCTAACGTAGCGGCTAGACCATTCCTCAGACCAGCTTTAGAAAGCAATGCTGGTGCTGTAGTAAACTCCCTTAGTAATACATTAAAGATAGCACTAGAAAAATACAAGGTAAGACAAGCGAGAAAGGTATTGTATGGCTGATTTAGCACAAGCATTTGGCGGCAAGTTTAATAAAGTAAATGTACGGACACGGACTTTTGAATTAGGCGGTCATACATTCAAAGTTAAAGTTCCATTGACTTCCGAAGTAGAGGCAATGAATGAACGTCTTAAAGTAAAAGACGAAGAAGCTATTGAGCAGTATTATAAGAAGCTCACGGCAGACCTTGTAGCCCACAAAGATGATGCTGTAGAAGGTATGCAAATTGAGTTTACAGAGAATGACGTAATACTCGATGGTCGTTCTATGCGTGAAGCCGCATCCAACAAATCTAATACTGATAGACAGATTACTGAAATGTTTAAGTACCTCGTACCTGAGGAAGAAGGCTTTGACATGACTACTATTACTTATGAAATGATTGATGAGCTATTTCCGTTCTCAATTCAAGTCCAAGTAATGGAACAGATTGCAGAAACTATTTCACCTGAGTATTCATCTACTCGGGGAAAGTCATTAGGTCAGTCGGAAGGCAAGTCAAAGCGTATTTGACAGCACACGGAGCTGACCCGTCAATCATTGACCAAGACACTTTCGCAGACATTTGCATTATGTTTAACGATGGAGTGATAGGTAACTTAGGAATCATTCAAGTGCTTGGAGCATTGACGGCTGGGCAATTCAACAAAGTATTGCCAAAAGGTTCTGCACCATATAAACTCAATGACATTATCCCGCAAGTCTATGATTACTTGTACCCGCCATTACCAGAACAAGATAAGAAACAGTTAGCAAGCGACAACTTATTGGCATTTGCCATGATGAGTCCTAATGCACCATCAGTATTGTTCGGAGAAAATTAAATGGCAAATACAGCAAGACTTGGAGTGGTTCTAGCCTTAGAGACTGGTGACTTCGTCATGGGTCTTGAATCAGCCAAGAAGTCTTTGATTGGGTTCACTAACGACCTAGCGGCTAAAGTCCCTATGGTAGCCGCTATCGGTGCGGCTGCTTTTGTTGGCATGGCAAAGCACGCTATGGACTTTGCAGACAGTATTGCTGATACAGCAGATGCCACTAATAATAGTATTGCCAGCGTATTAAAAATTGGCAATGCCTTAGAAATGTCGGGCGGGAAGTTTGACAGCGTAGGCAAAGTATTAGAAAAGTTTAATGCTAATGTCTCATCAGCCGCTATGGGCTCACAATCCTTACAAGATGCTTTTAAGAAAGTTGGCATCTCGTTAAAAGATTTAGGTAGCGGTGATACTGCAAAGCTATTTGAACGTGCAGTAGATGGTCTTGCAAAACTAGGCGATAACGCTACCACCACTAATATTAAATTGCAGTTGCTTGGCAAAGGTATCCGTGGAGTTGACATGATTAACTTCAATGACCTTATTAAAGAAGGCAACGGAGCATGGGAAAAGTATGCCGATGCTGTTTCCGTAGCCGCAGATTTGCATGACAAACTAGCCGCCAAAGGCACTCGTACTACTTTAATGTTTACGACTGCTTTCTTGCCAGCAATTAATACAACATTTGATTATTTAAACAAAGCGGGCAATGCTTTCGAGACCTTTATGGATATTGCCAGCTTCGCATTTAAATCTGTTATCTATGCTGGAAACTTATTAGTATCAATCTTGCAAACCATTAATGCCGCAGTCAATTTAGTTGGATTGACAATGGACGATATTGGTAAAGGACAATTCTTTACTTTTGGGCAAAGATTAAAAGAATATGATGCCTATATAGGAAAAATTAGAGAAGGCGATAAAGCCTTTGCTAGAGATTTATTAAATCCAACTATCACAAAAAAATCCCCAGCGGGTGGCAATGGCGGTAGAGATACAGAATTATCTTCTGAAGGCAAAAAGTTAGCTGAAATGCTTGCTATGGCTAAATTGATTTCTGTTGAGTATGAACGACAGGTAAAGTTTGCCGAACAAAAACAAGTTAATGAAATAGCTATTATGGCTATGACTAAAGACGAAGCACGTCTTAACCAAGCAGTTCAAAAAGCATTAGACGATACCAGTAAAAAGATTGACGAGATTACCAAGAAGCGTGAAGATGCAGTAGGCAGAGGTGCAGATAAAAAAGTTGTTGCTGAATACGATAATCAAATTGAAAAAGTAAAAGAGCTTGGTGCGGCTTATGCAAGCACTACAAAGAAAGTTGAAGCCCAAGCGATTGCTCAACAAAGAACATTCGCTTATGGGTGGAATAAAGCATTTGCTCAATATGCCGAAGATGCACAAAACTACGGGAAGATGGGTGAAGATTCATTCACTTCTATTACAGGCAACATGACTTCTGCTATTGATAAATTTGTAGATACAGGCAAACTTTCATTTAGCGATTTAGCAACCAGTATTATTAAAGACTTAATAAAAATTCAACTTCAATACATGACGATGCAAATGTTTAGTGCTGGAGCTTCTTGGTTAGGTTTTGGTGCTGGTGCGGCTGGTGCGCAGGCTGCTGGGGCTGGTGCGGCTGGAAGCGGAGCTATCGGAGCTGGAACAGTTATGATGGCGGCGGCTGGTGGAGCTATTGATGGACCTACAATCGTTGGAGAAAGAGGACCCGAATTATTTATTCCAACTCGTAGCGGCACTATTATTCCTAACAACAATATTGGTGATTCTATGGGCGGTCAAACCATTAACTATAATGGCACTTACATTGCTAATATGTCCGCTATTGATACACAGTCTGCACAGCAATTCTTAGCAAGAAATAAAGCTTCAGTATGGGCGGCTAACCAATCAGCATCACGTTCTATTCCTACCAGCAGATAATCATGTCATTAACAACCATACTAGCTATTAGCGAATCTATTGCAATCAATGACCATCGTTTTGTTGGTCAGATGGTTAGCCGTAATCAACGCATCAGCACCTCAGAAATCTTAACTGTTGTTCCTTTTTCTTTTGAATTAAAACCTCATAACTATTTATTGTATTCACAGAATAGGGCTTTGCTTGCCAATCTACGTTACTACGATAAAGCCTTAGAACAGAATTTAAACTTTGGTTCTACTGGGTGGCTTAACTATATCGCCTATCAAGGCGATATGACAAGCGGACAGATTTCAACTTGTGCTTGGCAGACTGCATCAACAGCTAAGAATTTAGTTCTTGGTTCTTTACCAAGTATTAGTTCTTCTGCTTATATTGTCAAGGCGGGAGATTTTTGCCAAGTCGGAAGATATACTTATATAGCGACTTCTGATGTATTAAGAGGGTCAGGCTCTACAGTTACTATACCCGTGCATAGAAACCTTATTGCTACTTTGACAAGCACAGTACCAGCCGTGATAGGTCAATATGGAACGACTGTCAGCATGGGTGGTTCGACTTACACAGGAGTGACATTCCCAGTAGTGTTGCGTGATTATCCAGCCTACAATTTAGTGCCGATGACCAATGATTCTTTTATAAGCTGGACAGGCACATTCATTGCTTTTGAGGTAGTGCTGTGAGTAATAATATTCCGCCAATCCAAAACACTAACAACATCCGCTATGCTGATTTTGTAAGGGTGACTACTCCTACTGCAACGTATCGCTTTGCTACCACTCCATCTTCTCTTACCATTCCTTCTGTTGATGCTTTGCCATTTAGCGGTCTTGGACAATTAGTAAAAGTAAGCGATGCGACTAGAGACATTAAATCTACTGCTAATGAAACTTCAATCACAATGGTTGGGATTGATACTGCCATGCTAGGATTTGTATTAGGGCATGACATTAAAGGTAGTGAAGTAGAGATGTGGCATGGCTTCTTCGATGTTAATGGAGTGCTAGAAACAACAGGTGGCACAGGTGGTCTCTATCAATTCTTTAATGGCTATATCAATTCGTTTGCAATTACTGAGCAATGGTTTGAGGAAGCAAGACAATTTGTTGGAACTATCTCTATCAACTGTTCATCTATACAGCTTATTTTGCAAAACAGAACGGCTGGCAGATACACTAATAATAATAGTTGGGAGTTCTTTAATGCTGGCGATACGTCAATGAACCGAGTAGCATTTATTCAAACTATTAACTACAACTTTGGGAAAGATGCACCAGCCAACTCATGAGAGAAGCGACAAAATACGATAAGACAGAAATCATTGAAATGATGAAATGCTTTAGAAAAGAAAGCGGAATACCAGAACTGCAAGATTTAGATAATGAAGATTATTGGAATAGATTATTAGATAGTATGTTGGCTGGCATGGGTGTTATTTATATTAAGTCGGGAGTAGGTTTAATTATGGGAGTGATTACTCCTAGTGTATGGTGTGATAAAACTTTATGCCTACATGAAATTGCTTGGTATGTAAAACCCGAATCTAGAAGCGGAAGTATTGGGTATAGGTTATTAAAAGCCTTTGTTGATAAAGGTAAAGAATTAAAAGAATCAGGAAGAATCAAATTTTTTGTAATGGGAAAGATGGTGAGCAGTCCTGATATTAAATATGCTAAGTTTGGCTTTAGGAAAATAGATGAAACTTGGATTCAATAAAATTGCCGTAGGTATTGCTCTGCTGACTTTAGCTAGTCCAGCTTTTGCATTTGCCGCAACCATAACCGCTTTATCATTCTATGTTGGAACTACACTCGCTACGATGATTGTTTACGCTGTAGCGATGATTGCCGTGCAAGTTATTTCGAGAGCTATCTTTTCGCCTACTCAACCTTCTATGGAAGGTGCAAGCCAAAGCCCAAACCCTGGTTCTCGTCAACAAGTACCACCAGCTACAGACAATAAGCTACCCGTCATCTATGGAACTGCGTATGTTGGCGGGACAATGATTGATTTAAGTATTAGCTCAGACAACCAACAACTCTATTATGTCTTTGCTTTAAGCGAAGTAACCAATACCAATTCAGGACAAACCCCTGACACTTTTTCTTTTGGCGATATTTATTATGGCGGGAAGAAAGTGGTATTCAATGCAAATGGGTACAGCGTAGATAGTTTGCTTGACGAATCAAATGGTGTGTCCGATACAACTATTGCTGGCAAGATTAAAATTTATTTATATAGAAACGGCTCTAATACACCAACGAATTCCTCGCTAACAGCAATACAAGTCATGCAATCTAGCGGTCTCATATATCAATGGGATTCTACCAAGTTAATGTCTAATTGTGCTT